CTTATTTTTTCAACATTTGGCATGTTTGCATACATATCTTGTGTTTCCTTAATGGTTGAGTTGTTCCACGAAGATTGCCCATATTCAACACCCACAAAGCCAAATCTAATGCCTTTGACGTGACATGCAAAGCAAATCTCACGCTTTAAGTCATTTTCTGATTTTAATTCTTTCGAACAGTTAGTGCATTGCATATAAGTCCCTATTAATAGAAATTTTCTTTACATTGAATCATTATACCAGTTAAACTCGCCTATCGTATATCTTTCTTTTTCGGTAACAGGCTTTTTAACTTTGGCGGCAAAGAAGTTTAGAGTACCCCATGGAGCATCAGACTTAGGGCTGTATTCTGGCAGCCAGACATACTTAAGCATCTGGTTGGCAATGGCTAGGCTCATAACTCTGTCGTCGTGTGGAGAACCATGGGTTGAGCCATTGTCATCACGGACAAAGGTTTTAAGTTCAGCAATCGTATACTCACAACGAATATCTAGAACACCATCTCTAATATTAGCGTTTAGTTCATCTACTGCCAGTGGCTTTGTTAATGTTGTTGTGCGCCAACCCAATGTTTCTGTGGCTTCTGCGTGTCTTTGGTTTAGTCTGCGCTGTCTATAAAGATTATGATAATTAGATTTATTTAAAGCAGTTAGGGTTGTTAAACCGTGGTTATTGGACTCAACACCAACCAATGCCTCATTGTAAAAGAATCCAAGGGCATAAAGGACTTCTTCACCAAACCTGTCAGGGTCAACGTGTCCATGCCAGTGGGCTACTACAACACCGGACTTAGCATCAATAACATGAGCAGTAGAGTAGTCGCCTCTAGCCAATCCTTCAGCAACGTCGGCACCAATCACATATCTGGCTCCAGCCTGTGGAAGCTGCCAAACAGATAACGGTCCACCATCTTGGTCAAACATGTATGAGTTTCTCATGTCTGAGAGTTTTTTATTACGACCCTTTTTAGGAATTGATGTTTCAAATCTATTTAAAGCGTCAATGTCAAACACTGGTCTGCCAGAACGAATAAAGGCTTCTTCAGGATTTGATGGGTATTCCTGGTGCAACTGCCATGGTGGTAGTTCTGCAGCTTGCGCGTCATACCAGGCTTGGTCACGACCAGATGCCGACCATGGAAAGAATATGCCTTTAAATCTATTAGTATTATTCTGTGACCCTTGCCACAATTGAAAGAATATATTGCCTTCACCCTTGGCAGTAGATAGACAGATTACTCGACCACCTACGTCTGCAATTGGCTCTATTGATGCCCAGGCTTCCTCAGGATTGGGCAAGAACGCCATCTCGTCGATTATAGCCAAGTATACCGATTCACCTCTAGCAGGCTCGTTAGCAGATGGCATTGATTCAATTACAGAATCATTATTAAAAGACATCTTAAGAACGTTGTTTTGTAATAGTTCAGGACCAGACAATCTCATCCAGTCAGGTATAAATTTATAAATATACTTAGCCTTTTGTAAAAGCTTTGTAGCTTCACGTTCAGTCTTTGAAAGCATGACTACGAATCTGTCTGGCCAGAAGAAACATAACCAGAAGGCATAAGCTGCAGCCAGGGTGGAGAATCCAATCTGACGAGCTTTTAATACTAGGCTATATCTTTCACCTAACCATACTTTAACAGTTTCTTTTTGCGCGTCCCTTAATACAAAGGCAATGCGTCCTTTATTAGGATGTTTAATAAATGCATAGTTTTCACAAAAGAAAGCAAATGCTTCTGCTAATTCTTCTGGTGTTGCGTCCTCTGGTCCACGGCACTTACGGAAATTGTATTCATTAACTAAATCAGTTAACTGCATTAGATGTTTCTCCAGAACTCTAGTCCTGAATAACGTCTTATTGTTTCTGGCAAGAACACGTCTTCTGGTCTACGGGAGATTTTTTGTACTGTGGGGCGAATCGTGTGTAAATGTTTAATGCGTGTAAGACTGTCTTCGGAGATACCTGAGATATCTTTAATGTTTTCAAATTCATGATTGTATTTCTCAATTGCCAAGTATTCATATATTTTATTAATTTCCTTCTCTGGGTTGTTTATAAAATCATCGTAGTCTACAAAATGAAACAAGTGCCTATATTCTGGAACTAAAGCATTCTTCATAAAATTTAAACTTAAAGAAACATCTTTATCATGTCGCATTAAGAATTCAGCTCTTCTATCTGCTAATGGTTTATCTGCAAATGTTGTAGCCAATACTTGCTCATCCATTTGGTTGTTTTTAGAATCAGGGTGAGCATTAATAATTGTGTCAAAAGAAGTTAAAACATCTAGAACATTTCTTACTGGACATATTATTTTAACATTCTTAGTAATATATTTAGTTATAACTTCTACACCTGTTGGGCTTGGCCAATTAAGATTCTTATCAATAATGTACTTGGCTGGCTTGTCTTGGTAAAACGCATGCGGTATAGTTGCAATTACATTATCTATTTCTGTACTTGTATTGTAATCTATATTTTCTAATTCATTATGGCTTTGTGATTGCGTGACCATCATTCTAAACAATGGACTTGCCGGCGATACCCAGATGTCTGGATTCTGATTTAATATTTGACTAATAATAGTTGCGCCAGAACGTTGCATTCCAGCTAAGAAAAAGAATTCCTTCATATTGTTTCCTTCGTAATTTAATTATGCGTTTGTTGCCATTACATACCAGCTAGTACCATCATACACTATTGTAGCGAATGTTCCTGCAACACCTTTACAAATCTCATCTTGTAATGCTCCACCATTATGGGCATAAACGTTGCTTGATGCTGAATCAATTTGATGGTTGGCCCAGTTGTTAAATGTAATTGCGCGACCAATGTATTCTGAGCCTGATGGTAAAGTAACTACAATTGCTGAGCCTGATTTATCATTAATAAGCCAGTTATCCGTATCAGCTACAGTGAAGTCTGCAGTCTTTACTACTGGTGCAGTAGATGCATAGTACTCTGTTACCTTGGCGTAACCAGTGATTGATGCGCGATTTGTATCGATGTCGAATCCAACACCAGGAACTCTAAAGTTTGTAACTGAAGCGTTACCAACGGTTGCTTGGTTAGATACAGTTGCAGTTGTTGGTTCTGCGTCATATCCAAGTATGGTGTTATTAGAACCTGTTGTTAATGTGCTGCCGGCATCAGTTCCAATTATTGTGTTTTGATTACCAGTTGATAGTGTTGAAGCTGAACCACTACCTATTGCAATATTATTGCTACCAGTTGTGTTAGCAGCTAACGCATTTTGTCCTAGTCCAGTGTTGCTTGAACCAGTAGTATTAGCGCCTAATGCACTTGCGCCTATTGCTGTATTTGAAGAACCACTAGTATTTACGTCTAACGTACTGTTTCCAATCGCAGTATTATTAGAAGAAGTGGCTAACTGTAATGCGTTAAATCCAACTGCAGTGTTACCTGTACCAGAGACGTTAGTTTGCAGTGCTCCAGTTCCAATAGCAAGTCCAACGTTTCCAGTGTATGACTTCAATGCATACAAACCAATTGCTACGTTTGAAGCACCTGTAGTGTTTGACTGTAATGATGCAAGACCTATTGCTACGTTAAAATAACCAGTTGTTAATGCGGAAGCCGCGGTATGACCTATTGCAGTGTTTCCACCATAACCAGAAAATGCTCCAGCAGTAACAGCACCTAATGCATTGTAACCAATAGCAGTGTTGGCTACAGAGTTTGTAGCTACATCTAATGCACCAGAACCAATAGCAACGTTTTCTGCTCCAGTTATATTTGCACCTAATGCATTAAAACCAATACCCACGTTATTTGAACCGCTTGTGTTAGCGTCTAGTACTTGTGCGCCTATTGCGGTATTGTTACTAGCAGTACTGTTTCTTAATGCGTCTTGACCAATAGCGACGTTGTTAGTTCCAGTGACTGAAGACCCTAATGCTAACTGACCAATTGCAACGTTACCACTTACGGTGGTTAATTTTTCACCTGCGTTAGCACCAAACAAAACGTTACCACCACCAGTAGTTAAATCATGTCCTGCATAATAACCAATGGCTACGTTAGCTGTACCAGTAGTTAAAGCTTTTAATGCTTGAGTGCCAATTGCAACGTTTGGTGGTTGGCCAGATGGTCCAACAAAATCTGGCATTGCGTTATCGCCAATAGCAAGTTGAGAAGTACCATCTGTTAATTTATCAAGAGTTGATGCACCAATAGCAATATTTTGGCTACCAGATGTTACCTTTCGCATTGAATTTAGACCAATTGCAATATTATTAATACCTGTTATTATACCAACTCCATTGAAGCCGCCATTCATTGAATAATAACCAATAGCAACATTACCACTGCCACTTAGTGCGCTATAACCAGCAAAAGAACCAACAAATGTATTCTGTTGACCTGTTGTATTATAATAACCGGCGTTAGCTCCAAATGCAGTGTTTTGGTCAGCAGTAGTTATTGCTAAAGCATAGTGACCAACTGCAGTGTTGCGTTGCTGGGTAGTTACACCACCAGAATAGAAATCGCTGCCACCAAGTGCACGAAAACCTACGGCTATATTTCTATTACCAGTTGTAAGTTTTGATAAAGCTTCAGTGCCAAATGCATGGTTATATCCACCTGTAGTAACAACTTCCAACGCATATGCGCCTACTCCAATATTGGAACCACCAGTTGGTGCGGTTCCATTCATAGCTAGGTAACCAGCTGCATAGTTGAAGCCAGTGGCACCCGCATAATAAATATAACCAGCTGTTTGATAAACTTGCCAACCAGCACCTGTCGGGCCCGTTGCGCCTGTGGGGCCAGTAGCACCCGTAGGGCCCGTTGCGCCTGTGGGGCCAGTAGCACCCGTAGGGCCGGTATCACCCGTGGGGCCTGTATCACCCGTTGCGCCCGTGGGGCCTGTAGGACCGGTGAAGCCTGTCGGGCCAGTGAAGCCAGTCGGGCCAGTGAAGCCAGTCGGGCCAGTGAAGCCAGTCGGGCCAGTGAAGCCAGTCGGGCCAGTGAAGCCAGTCGGGCCAGTGAAGCCAGTCGGGCCAGTGAAGCCTGTAGGGCCAGTGGCTCCCGTTGCTCCAATAGGACCTGTAGGTCCCGTGGTAACAGTTGCTGTTAAGTTCCAAGCACCAATGCTTGTTGAATATGTCCAGCTTGCATCACCAGAAACAAATACTTGACCGTCTACTGGTGCGCTAGGAAAATTAATTGCCATTTAGGTGCTCCTTAACCTGTTGCCATTATGACCCAGTTAGTTCCATCAGAAACTAACGATGCCCACTTACCCGCAGTACCCGTTAATATTGCACTGCCTGCTACATCTGTGTCGATTGGTTTTACATTTGATGATGCTGAGCCAACTGCTTGCGCTTGAATTGTTTTAATTGTAACAATTCTTCCAGTATAATTTGCTGGTGTTGGTAGCGTTACAACGCATGTTGAACCTGATTTATTATTAATAATATAATTTTCTGTATCAGCTAATGTAAAATCTGCAGTTTTAATAACTGGTGCAGTTGTTGCAACATATCCAGTAAGTTTTAATTCGTTTGTCTTTGCCGTAATGCCAACACCTGGTATTCTAAAGGTTGAAATACTTGCACTGCCTAATGTTATTTCACCTGAAGTTGTTGCAGAAGATGCTGCAGCGCTGTTGCCAATAATAATATTGTTACTACCAGTGGTTAAATCATTAGTGCCTGAACTAGCAGCACTATTTCCAATAATTGTATTACTAGTACCTGTTGAAACCTGGTCTCCAGCTTGATTACCTATAGCAACGTTCAAACCATTTGTACTGTTTTCTAATGCAGCACGTCCTATTGCTACGCTGTTAATACCGACATCATTTATTTTTAATGCCTCGGTTCCAATTGCTAAGTTATTTGTTCCAATGGTATTGTACCTTAAAGCTTGTTCACCAATTGCAATATTAACAAAACCAGTAGTGTTTTCATATAATGCTTGATTACCAATTGCAATAAGACTGGTACCAGTAGTATTTAATCTAGCGGCATTGCTACCAATTGCTATGTTTTGAGATGGGCTTGTGTTATCTCCAAGTGCACCATTTCCAATTGCTATGTTGTCATCGCCGCTTAAATTGTCTCTTAATGCTTCATAACC